CAGTTTTTACCCGTCCCCCCCTATAGTCCCCCCCGTTCGTTACCTGGGTCCCCCCGTTACCAAAAACCGTACATATATGAACGAAAACACGGTGTTAACTCAACAGCAAATTGAATACCTAGACTGGCTGTCCACCGCACCATCAGAACGCACACCCCTAACAAAAACAGCCCTAGCGGAACAACTTGGAGTCAACCGTAAAACCCTGAACCGTTGGGAACAAAACAAAGTCTTCCGTGACCAATGGGAACAACGAGTATCCGCAATCCAAGGTTCTCCAGAGAGAACCCAAAGATTGCTGGATACGCTCTACCACTCGGCACTAGACGGAGACACAAAGTCGGCTCAGCTATATCTTCAGGCTACGAACCGTATGGCTCCTCCGACTGTGGAGATTAAGAATGATCGCAAGTCTGCTGACCTGTCTGATGATGAGCTTGATGGGTTGATCGCTGCTATGGCTATGCGTGAGAAGGAACAGCGCAAGCTTAAGGCTGTGTAGTGGACCTGGAAGAATGCGAGACTTGTGGTGAGGTTTTCCCTAGGAGTTGGAGTGATTGCCCTACTTGTGGTGATTCGGATAGCACTCCTTTAAAGATGAGAGATAACGACTAAAAATGGAATTGAATGACCTTCTCAATGAGAAGGAATGGAGATTGTGCAAGGGACCTGTTGATGCTACGCCTGATGAACTCGCTGAAGCTTTCACATACTTTTGTGCGAACTATTGGTTTATTCGCCATCCTGAGCGTGGGCGTATTTTGTTTGAGATGCGTGAAGCACAAACGGAAACAGCACGGGTGTGGATATCTGCTCGCTATAGCATTGTGCTTAAGGCTCGTCAGATCGGGTTCTCAACTTTGGCAGCTGCTTTCGTATTCTGGGAGGCTTTCTTCTGGGCAGACCGTTCTGTAGTTATGCTTTCACGCACAGAGCGTGAAGCAGCTAAGTTGCTGCAGAAGTCCAAGTATGGGTACAAGATGCTTCCTGAGTGGATGCGTATGCGTGGACCTGGCATTGTTAGCGATAACCAGTTGAAGATGGTGTTCAGCCATGACTCTGCAATTGAGTCTTTACCTAGCGGTAATGACCCTGCTCGTGGTGAATCTGTGTATCGTGTGGTTATTGACGAAATGGCGTTCTTACCTAACAGTGAGGATGCCTGGGCTGCTATTGAACCTATTGCTGACGTTGGTGGTCGTGTTATCTGTTTGTCTACCGCTAACGGTGAAGGCAATATCTTTCATAGGTTGTGGGCTGGGTCACAGAATGGTACGAACCAGTTCCAGGGTATTTTCTTTCCTTGGTCGGCTGGTGACCGTGATGATGATTGGTATGAGGTTAAGCGTCAGTCGCTTCCTGATTGGCAGTTGGCTCAGGAGTATCCGTCCGACCCCGATGAAGCTTTCATCAGGTCGGGACGGCCTGTGTTTGATGTGGACAAGCTGAGGTCATTGGATACTTTTGAACCTGACGATGGGTATCTGCATGAGATTGCTAGAAACACATACGAGTTCAGGGCTGGCGGTCCTTTGGATATTTTTGTGTATCCCGATTTGACCCATGTTTATTGTATTGGTGCTGACGTAGCTGAAGGTCTTGGTCATGGTGACTATAGTTGTGCCCACGTTATTGATGCGAACACTTACGAGGTTGTTGCTGTGTGGCACGGCCACATTGATCCTGACTTATTTGGCGAAGAAGTTCTGTATGAGCTGGGGCATTTCTATATGAATGCTTTAATTGCTGTTGAATCTAACAACCACGGTTTGACCACCCTTAAGGCTTTGCAGCGTTCTGGGTATAAGAACATCTATCGCCAGCGTAGGCTGGCTCAGCGTTCCCCTCAGGCTACTGAGGTTCTTGGTTGGCGTACTACGGCTGCGTCTAAGCCTTTGGCTATTGACGAGTTGGCTGGAGCTATCCGTAATGACGAGATGGCTTTATACTGTGAGTCTACTATTGCTGAGCTTCGTACGTTTGTCCGTGAGGACAACGGCAAGATGCATGGTTCGCCTCACGATGACCGTGTGATGTCTTTGGCTATTGCTAATCAGATGATGCAATATGTGTGGCTTCCTGATTATCTTCCCAATAATGCTCCACCTAAGAATTCTTTTGCCTGGTTTGAACAGTTTCTTCCTGTTGCGAGACAAGAAAAGAAAGTTATTGGCGGTTTTAACACCCGTAGGTAACGAGATTGTTATCTATTGATGATTATTACGTGCGATAACTGTTCAGGTGAGTTCACGAGCGAGGAAATTCCTCGCCGTGGATCTATTTGTTTTAAATGCCATCTGAAGGGTATTCGTATTGGTTTCACTCATGGCAAAGAAGAGTTCAGTGGACCTACCATTGGTGAGCGTCAGCGCAAGACTGTTGCTGATGCTGCTGCCAAGGGCATCACAGCTGAACCTGTCGGAAGCCGTTGGGTGTAAAAGGTGGCTGCGTGGCTTGTTCCAATCATCGTTGCTGTATTAACTGGCCCCGTGGTTGTGATTCTACAGAAGTTGCGCAGCGAGAACACGAGCCAGCATGCTGAGTCTCGTGGTCTTCTTGAACATCTTGTTATCAAAATTGACAACATAGATGAAAAGCTTGACACACATATTTCTGATCCTAATCCACACTCCCGAAAGGAAATAGCATGAGTAAGTTTTCACAAGGTAATATCCGTGCTCTCGTACGTTCTTTGACTGTTCTTGTAACAGCGTTTGGTTTGAAGCTGAGTGGCGAACAGGTCGCTGCTATTCAGTTAGTTATTGAGTCGCTTATGCGTGTCGCATATGCGAAGAAGGAAGCGTAATGGCTCGTACCCCACATAGGGACACTCTTGCTAAGTACCGCAAGCAGGTAGAACAATCTAAGCGTTGGCGCAAGGAAGACAAGTACGACAAGACTTGGAGGCGCATGATTGACATGTATCGTGGTAAGCACTACGATAGAATGTCTGAAGAAGACCGCATGCTGGTCAATATGTCGTTCTCAACTATTAACGTCATTGCTCCTAGCGTTGCTGTTAACCATCCTAAGATTACGGTTGGTGCTCGCCAGCCAAAGGATGGCGACAGAGCTGTTATCACTGAAGCCATCATTAACTATTGGTGGCGACATTTTGACTGTCAGTCTGCTTTGCGCCGTGCCGTTGATGACTATCTGATTATGGGCCACGCCTGGGTTAAGGTTGGATACCGTTTTGTTGAAGAAGAAAAAGTCACGAATATGGACGGAAGCGCAAACTCTAGCGATGTTTCTGACAAGAACCCTGATGCTCCTTCTATGGAGACAGAGATGGTTGTTCTTGAGGATCGTCCTTTTGTTGAGCGTGTTTCTCCTTTTAATGTTTATGTAAACCCTGAGGCTACAAACGTTCAGGACTTGCGTTGGATTGCCCAACGCATCAAACGTCCACTTGTTGATGTACAGAACGATAAGCGTTACAACAAGACTGCACGTCAAGAAGCGGAACCTTCAAGCTGGTCAAAGTGGGGCGACACAGAAGATCGCCCACGTATGAACTACGACAAGCATGATGCTTTCGTTGATGTGTGGGAATTCTACGATATTTCTCGCAACACAATGGCTGTGTTCTGCGATGGTGGCGATGGGTTCTTAATTAACCCACGCCGTATCCCGTATGCGTTTGGTCATCCTTTTGTGATGATGCGCAACTATGACGTGCCTGAGCATTTCTACCCTATTGGCGAGCTGGAAGCTATTGAGCCTTTGCAGCTTGAGTTGAACGAAACACGTACGCAGATGATGAATCACCGTAAGCGTTTCGCTCGTAAGTGGTTATACAAGGAATCAGCTTTTGACGTTGATGGCCGTAACGCTCTTGAGTCTGATGAAGACAACGTGATGGTTCCTGTCATGGGTGACGAGCCTCTTGGTGGTGTTGTTGTTCCTATGCCAGCAGTGATTAACCCTCCTGACATGTACAACGTTTCCAACATGATCCTTGGCGACATTGACCGCATTAGCGGTGTTGGTGAGTTCATGCGTGGTGGTCAGTCCGAGATTTCTCGTACTGCCACCGAAGCAGCCATGATGCAGGACGCTATGAACGCTCGTACGTCTGACAAGCTTGCAGAGATTGAACGAACCATTGCTGGATGCGCACGCCGACTTATCGGCCTTGCGCAGCAGTTCATGACAGGTGATCAAGTCATCCGTGTTGTTGGTTCTTCTGCTATGCCTATTTGGGTTACGTTTGACCGTGACTACATCACGGGAGAGTTTGACTTTGAAGTAGAAGCAGGTTCTACACAGCCAGTTAACGAATCATTCCGTAGGCAAATGGCTTTGCAAATGGTTGACGCTATGGCTCCGTTCATGGGTACAGGTGTTATTGATCCTGCTGCTCTTGCACGTCATGTGTTGCAATTTGGTTTCGGTGTTAAAACGCCAGAGGCGTTCTTTGCACAGCAAGCACCTATGCAACCTGGAATGGAACAAGGTCAACCTGGAATGCAACCACCACCGCAAATGGGCGGTGGAGGTGAAATGGAAATGCCAATGGAAGATGTTCCAACTGGTGGAATGCCAATGCCATCTTCTATTCCACCACAAGTTTTAGCTGCGATTCAAAGCAGTGGTGCAGACCTACCAAACATTCAGTAGGTAACGAAAATCTCAATTAATAGAGCAACCGTTGGAGGACTCAGTGAGTGACATAGAAATGACCGAGATGCCAGAGGCCCCACTTGAAAGTGGACAAGCTGAAGGAGAAGTGGTCGGAGCAAGCGAAGGTACGCCTGAAGCTTCTTATTTCAACTACGAAGATTATGCGGATCACCGTGTAAAACTTCCCGTAGCTGGTGAGGAGATTGAGGTTCCACTTAGCGAAGCTCTTGCTGGTTATCAGCGTCAAGCGGATTATACCCGTAAGACACAGGAGCTAGCAGAACAACGTAAAGAGGTTCAGTTCGCTGCAGCCATTCAGCAAGCTTTGCAGAATGACCCAGCAGCAACAATTCAACTCTTAACTGAACATTATGGAATTAATGCGCAGCAAGCATCCGAGGATGACCTGTACATGGATCCTAGCGAACGTCAGTTACGAGAACTGGAAGGTCGTGTGCGCTCCTTTGAGGAAGCACAGGCAATGCAGGAATTGGAACGAAACATCACTACGTTGCAAAGCAAGTACGGAGAAGACTTTGATGCTAACGAGGTTGTAGCAGCTGCTCTAGCGAGTGGTAATGACAATCTTGAAGCGGTCTACAAGCAAGTCGCATTTGACAGATTGCTTGCCCGTCAGAACGTGCAGAATGAATATGCAGCTAAACAAGCTGCTGCTCAGGATGCTGCTCTGCAGGCTAAGCGTGAAGCAAGTGTGATTTCTGGTGGCTCTTCAGCTCAGGGAACTTCTGTTGGAATTGCACCAATTTCTTCAATTAAAGATGCTTTTGCTGCTGCGAAACAGCAGCTTGGTATCTCGTAAATTTCCTTAGGAGGAAAACCAAATGCCTGGAAACGCTAATTTTGATGCACTGTTGTCAACTACGCTTGCTAACTACCGTGACAAGCTTACTGACAACGTGTTTACCGCACGCCCACTTACCTACTGGCTCTCAGACAAGGGTCGTATCCGCACCGAAACGGGCGGTACGAAAATTGTTGAGCAATTGATTTATGGTCAGAACAGCACTGTTGCTTCGTACTCTGGCTATGAGACATTGAGCCTCACACCACAAGAAGGCATCTCTGCTGCTGAATTTGATTGGAAGCAATATGGTGCTTCTATCGCAATCAGCGGTATTGAAGAGGCTAAGAACAATGGCGAACACGCCATTATTAACCTTCTTGAATCCAAGATCATGCAGGCTGAAGAGTCAATGCGTGAAGGTTTCAACCAGATGTTCTACAGCGATGGTACTGGCAACAGTGGCAAGAACTGGAACGGTCTTGGAAACCTCGTTGAGTCAGGCAACACAGTTGGTGGAATTAACTCCGCTACTGGCCAGGGCAACGATTGGTGGCGTTCATATGAGGAAAACACCGCAGGTGCTTTGACTCTTCTTCAGATGGCTACCGCTTACAACAGCGTGTCTGTTGGTAACGATCATCCTGACGTAATCCTTACAACTCAGACATTGTTTGAAAAGTACGAGGCTTTGCTTCAGCCACAGCTTCGCTACACAGACACCAAGACTGCAGATGCTGGTTTCCAGAACCTGTTGTTCAAGTCTGCGCCAATCATGTATGACGTACACTGTAACGCAGGTACAATGTACTTCTTGAACTCAAAGTACATCAAGCTTGTTGGTCACTCCGACAAGTGGTTTGCTCAGACTGACTTTGTCCGTCCTGAGAACCAGGATGCACGCTTTGCGCTCATCATGTGCTACGGCAACATGGTTATTTCAAACCGTGCTAAGCAGGGCAAGCTCACCGCTAAGACTGCTTAAGTTATTGTGTGATCGGGGGAGAGTGACTAAGGTCCTCTCCCCCTTTTGCCTTGTTACTAAGTTTTATCTCACAACTATTTTAAAGGAAGTATCAAAATGGCCCGTATGCCAATTCCAGGACCACGTAAGGGTGGTTCACGTCCAGGACCCAAGCCACTAA